CGCTTCATCAATGTATTAAACACATACTCTGTTTCCAGCTCAGCCTGCAGCTCATCTTCTGGACCGGAGGGGTCAAACACTACTACTTCATTAGTGCTGGTTAAAGCTTTCATTATTTGCGGAAGTATCCACTCAATAGCATCAGCCACGTCTGTTGACATGATCTGCGATCTACCTTCAACCTCAGTCCCATTGGGTAATCCAAGATAGTACTCAAGTGGCGTTTCTATATCAGACGCGTTACCAGAGCCAGTGTTAGGCGAGCGGCTGCCAAACGTAGCTGCTTGAGACAGCTCCTGTCTTACAATATTTAAGATGTCATCATCAGTGAGTTTAGCCATCACTTTTTCTTATTGTCGCGTTGCAATAGTATCTTCACCAAAGACTGCTGAGCAGCTGGTGACCACTGAGACACAGGTTGATGCCTAGCGTTAGTGGAATATGGGGGAGGCACGCCATTTTTCATAATTGAATTATACGCACCTAATAGCATTCTAGGGTCCACAGTGTGTGAAGGCGCTTGCATCTGCTGTGGCATCTGCTGTGGCATCTGCTGTGGCATCTGCTGTGGCATCTGCTGTGGCATCTGCTGTGGCATCTGCTGTGGCATCTGCTGTGGCATCTGCTGTTGCTGACGCCAAGCTAGCTCCTCTGGAGAGAGGCCGGGGTTACGCCCAAAGTCTGCACTATGCTGAGTCTGTATAGGCGGCGTCATTAGATCAAGCAGCTGTTGTAGCACATCTTTCATACGACCCCTCTGTTGTGTAAGCTATAGTCTATTTGTTTGTTGTTTTCCCAGCCACCGATGACCTTAGAATCGCCTATCGCACCTAGCACGAGGTATTGCCCAGCATCGGCGATATGACTATACTGATTCTTGTCAGGTTTATCCACATATTTTGCGTCGCCTGATGTCTGGACGCGCTTATACTTATACCCACCTGACATGGCTTTTCTGAACTGTGGTGCGCCAGGTCCTACGATCATCTGCGGTTGCCCAGTGAAGTCTAGTCGAGTCAGTAGCTCTGCAACGGCCTCTCGACGTATTCTCACATCGTTTGTAAAAGTGGGGTACGCGTTAATACCCTGTTGAGCTAGGATGTCGTACGGAGTCTGCTCGTCTGTTTGCGAGCGTTGCTCACCAGCAGGGTCGCCGTATATCTCATAGCTACATTTATCATATGGGTGGCGAGACAGCTTGTCGTGCAGTATTTTCCCAAACGACATAGCGCCCATGTTGAACGTAGTTAGCTCGTCGATTATTCTGAGCTGGCCAGTTGGGGTCTGATAGCCGATTAATGCAGCTGGTGTCAGACCGAAGTCAATACCCACATAAATCGTAGTAGCTGGAGCGTTAATGTGCGGAGTGATGTAGTCCACATGATGGAGACGATCGTTGTACTCGGGAAAGACTGGTTTGCCGTCTGATATGAACCCGTACTTACCATGCACGTACACATTTATCCAATCTAGTGTCTTGCCAGCTTGCATATTTTTATAGTAATTCGGCGGTAGATTGTCGATATTTTCTGCGTCTGAACTGAGGCCAGAAGGTTGTCTGTAGATAGAGTGATTGTCCGGAATATTTTCTTCGAATGTACTATACCACCAATGGTCCACATCAGGTGGGTTCGTGTCCATAATGATGCCAAACCAAGTCGGCTCCACATGAATGAATCTGGAAGGATATCGCCCAACCCGTCCTTGTGCCATATCGATCACAGCTTTTGGTAGTTCACGTGCCTCGTTTATCCATGCTGCAGTTATTTCCAGAGATAACAATTTTTTGATGTCTTCTGGACGATCTAAGGCGCGAAATAGAAACTCTGAAAAGACTGTAGTGCCGTCATCTTGCTTTTGTTCTAGAGTAAACGTCATGTTTAACGCACTGTAATTGCCAGACTCCTTATCGACCCAAGTAAAGAATGTTGCCATCGTCGTGTCTAACAATTCACGATAAGTATTTCTAATGATAGCGAACCGTGTTCGTCTCACATTATTTTTATCGGGCTGTTGCTGGTGGGCTAATAGTAGTAGTTCTATTGTACAAGCTACAGATTTACCGCTACCTATAGGACCCATTATCGCGCGCACGAACTTACGGTCTTGATGAAAGCCGTTTAAAGTTTTAGATGGTCGATATAAGATTTCCATTAGGCTATAATATCACATTTTGATCTAAATGTACACTATTATTTTACGATTATAAGTCATAGAAATAGTTCTATCGCTTGGCATCTCTGCTCGCTCAACTATCAACTATCAACTAAATATAAGTCATAGAAATAGTTCTATCGCTTGGCATCTCTGCTCGCTCGGTGGGGCAAAGACCGGCGCGTAGCGTGCGCCCCCACCTAAGTATATTCGACGTGCGCACGTGACGTCTGCACACCCACAGACGTGTCTGTCACACGCGTGAGTGCGTATATAATATAAGTTATTGATTCTATTAATGAAAGTATTATTTCCTATTTGTTAATAATATATTTCCAATTTAGTAGTTCTCGAAACATGCGAATGTGGTAATATGTACTCAAGCTTGGGGCGGTCCCAAGCTACTTACCCCTTTTATGGAGACGTACCATGAACACTCAACTAAATGATAGCTTTGTAGGCCCAATGCAACTGTCAAATGCTCAAGCACATATAGCCAAAGCTAACGCTTTAAGACCTAAAAATTCAATAGCTTTAATTGCGCAAAATCTTAAAGCTAGCCAGGAGACGGCGCCTAAGCCTGAACCAACTAAGGTGGTTAATGCCGATAGAGGTCATAAGATATCACAGGCACAATTAGGCTTACCTAAAAAGCCGGTGACTGTTAAAGTTGGTGATAAGACTTATGGCACATTATGTGATGCTTTAAGGGCACATGGTTTCAATGTCCAAGGTGACTGGATTAAAGCTAGGAAATTGCTTAAAACTGGTCCAGCCGATATGGGCAATGGCATTGTAATAGAGATGGCTTAACATGAAGCTATTACTATTATTTCTTTCATACATTTTGGTGGCAGCCGTAATGGCGGTCACATTTATAGGATTCTTATCATGATACTAACCATAGCATTGAGCATAATCGTAGCTTTAGCTTTAATTATGCTACTTATACTGTTAGTGGAGCTTATCCCACTATTTTTCACATTATTTTTAGTATGGCTCTGTATGGGAGCGCCACTACTATAGCTACATTTACGTTCACATATTTTAGTCCGAGTTAGGCGGTGAGTCTAACTCGGCTTTTGAGTGTGTAATGACTGAACCGTCGATTGGAGACATTTCGATAATAAGTTTCGACGTTTTCGTAGCCTTTTCCACAACCTCCACACTTTTTAAGTCGGGTAAGCATTTCTTTAACATAGTTGTCACTATGCTTGCCCGAAACTTAAGTCTTTCTAAATCTTCGATCGTACATGTCTTACTTTCTTCACATAAAATTGTTAACTCAGTTAACATAATTGTAGGATCGAGTTGTGCTCTGACTTGCTCAGCTCTTAAGTCGTTTGCATCTTTTCGGTCTCGAATTAACATTCTTCTTAACTGAGATTCATTTGAAGCCATTTTCTTACTCCTTTCTTATTGCGATTATTAAAGATATAGTTACCAAAATTTTTAAAATCTGCGATCTGGTAATATCTTTATTGCGATTTATTAATAAAATCAATAGGTTACAGATTTACCAGTTTTTTTATATATTTATCTAGATACAGATATATTACTTATACATACAACAGAAAGATATATATTTTATTTCGGTATTTTGGTATTTTGGTAATTTATTAATATTTTCCTGTTATAAATTAATAACTTGGCAATCTTTATTTCGTTACCATTTTATTACCAGCATCAACTAAGTTACCAAAGTGTAGCCAATTAAAATTTATGTGAAGAAGCGACAAAGCGTTCTATTTTTTCACATTCGTCATACACATCTGCCATTCGCAAACCCTGCTGCTTATCGTAGTCGTATGCGCCACTTGGCAGAGCTAGCCATTTCCTACTCTTCAACATAATTTTATCTCCACTTTTCTTATTAATTTTCTTGTGTTCAGGATATTTCTTATATCCCATGCCGGTTAACCAAATTGTAACTGCGCGTGTATCGCATTTTATCTCTTTACGCCGCAACATCTCCATTATGTATTCAGGAAATACTATGTCAAAGGCAAATAATCCATCCTTCCTGTAAAACATATCATCTAACATAGACTCCATATCACTCCTAGTATGGTCAAACATGTCGTCAAAATGTGTAGTCCGACAAGGTAGTCTGTCTTTATTAAAGCCCGTCATATCCACCTCATACAACAAATAATGCATAAGCGCTTCAGTGCCACCGTTATCCAACCAATCAAAATATGTATTGCAAGCCTGTGTATCCATCACTTTAGGCGCCGACAAGACTAAAAAACGTCTCTCTGTGGCCGATAACTTCAATGCGTCTATGTGATTAGTAATCACAGCCACTGCCCATAAGTTAGGCATAAACACTTTGGCACTACTCTTAACATTCATCATAGACATGTTAATGTTCTCTGTAGCACATACGCGTTTCAACCGTTCTATTGCATTACCACGAAGCCCACTAGCCTCAGACACTATCACCAATTTTGTACGAACGAAGCCATCGTCGTAACCACTCACAATATCTTCATTGCCTATACCTTTAGCAGCCGACCCGAGCATCCTAGATATAGGCGTGAACAAGGCATCCTTACCCGCTCCTTCAATACCCACTAGTGCTATCTGCCAGTTGCATTTAATATGTGGAAACCTTATCATGAACGCGCACCATTGAATAAATGCAGTTCGATATTCTTCCTCTCGAATAATATGTGAGCAATGCGCTAACCAAACAGACACATCACCCTTAACAGGCTTAACTCTCCAACCGGCCCAAGTATTAACTAATATCTTACTTTCATGTGTGAATAAGTTATGTTCGGATGAGCCATAAGGTGCCGGCATCCAGCCTAAGTTATTCGCCTTTAATGCATCATTATGTGTCTCTAACCACGAGCATAACAGCATCTCGCCCGACTTACCTCCGGGGAAGTCTACCTTATGTCGAGTATTCATCGCCGAACGGCTCATGAGGCTATGTGATCGCATGTCGTAGTACTTATCCTCTTCAGCAATATGTACGATCGACTCTAGCAACTCCTTCTTAATAGCGGCACCTTTATGTAGACGCGTCTCTATCTGCCTCCGCACCATCGACACAACTATGTCATCATGTAGAGGAGGTCGACATCTGTCTTCATTAGCTTCACGCATGAACTTAATGCAAGACTCTTCATCATGCCCCTTCCATACTAAAGAGCCACAATAGCTAAATAATGTATTGTCGCGATTACCTTCGTCGATCACATCAGGCAAGACAAATAAGCCTTTATCACTGTATCGCCCTAAGCCACCTTCGCCAGACCCTACGTCTTTAAGGATGAAGTCACGTATCAGTCTGTTAACTACTTCCTGGTCTTCAGCTATCTCAAGACAATCCCCTACAACCAACCCTGTCATCGCACAAAAGCGGCCCCAGCCATATAATTCGACACCGTTGCGCCGACAGGCCTTATCCAAATGTGCCTTGACAACCATGTGGTAGCCATTGCCGGACTGACTCTTTTCTACCCATGTGAGATTGCTTAAGTATCCAAGCCTTATATCGTCGTCCGAGACTACCTTGTCCAGGTCGATGAACACATAAGGGTCCTCTTCACTAAACATGAAGCCTAAACCCGATACTACATCCCTATTCTCCACATATAACTCATATGCTTCATCGAACGATAGTGCTCTATCCAACGACCATTTAGCCAGCCCTACATACGAGCCGTTAATGTATATCGGCGTCTTGGCTGTGCTATCGTTGTCTTTCTCAACTAAAGCCCATATCACCCATTGCTGCCGGTCCTTCAATTCCTGTGGGATACCGTTTGGATTGAATTCAAACTCCGTAGTCTTTATTCTTAGTATGCCAGGGCCGAAACTACGAGCGACCTCAGCATCAGATTTCTTGAACGTCGTCATATCTACTCCTATGAAACAGCCTCTCAATAAAACAGCTGGCCACCATGACCAGCTGTAGGAGATGACTTATACTCTTCGTCAAGAGTACAATAATATTATACTCTAAATTAACTTCGATGTAAACTATATTGTTCGCACGCACACACCTTATAATCGCGCCACACGTACACGTACGGGAAAATAAATGTATACTACATTTTAATATTATGTTAAAATATACTTGTGGTCAAAATCCACACTAACTTAAACTACTTATAGGAATGAATGAA